CTCCTTACAAGACCTTACTAGGGCCTTGCTTCCCCCCTGCCTACATGGTTAGTAGGCAGGGACCCACCGTCGTTTCGTGCTAAGGACGACGGACCTTGCCGTACGCTCAAGGTGTCTACCATCCCTTTCTTTTGGAAAGAGATGTTCGAGCCGGCCCTCGCTAGGGGATTGACTCGGTAAAAGACACTTCATAAGAGCAGCGTGCTCGGAGATCTGGTCATCACGCCAGACCGTCCTGGTACGGTAGGATCTCACCATAGGTTTCTGGAGAGATCTGTCCCAACCATCGACCGACATAGTGTCTCTGACACTGTGCCAGCCGAGGCACCCTGCCTCTCTGTGAACACTCGGGAGTGGACCGAGGATATCCTCGACCACTCTACGGACATAATCCGCAGCCCCCCAGAGGCCAGCAAAATAAAGCTGGTTACCCAGGGAGACCCAAGAGATCACAGACTGAGCGTCCTGAGCTGTCGTAGGACATGCTCGGCGGACGTAAACGGGTGTAACCCGCTCGCCGTCGAACGCGTCCATTCCGCATGACTCTCTGAACTTCCCAGTCCAGAAAGACTTGCGTGTGTTCACCTTCAAGCCAAAAGCCTGAAGGCTATCCACGACAGCTTCCACCTGGCCCACGGGGACTAGAATATCGTCCCCGTAGACGTAGACGCTCCGGATTAACTTAGCAATCTCGGAGCGCCTCCAAGGGCGCGAACGGTGAACAAGCAAACCAGAAAGGATGACGGTGTAAAAGAACATCGCCTCCACTGGAAAGCAAGTCGCCGAACCCATAGACGCAAACTTCCTTAGGTCAAGAATACGACCGTCAGGAAGCTTGGACCGAGAAGATCTGCACGAAAGAAGCGCCGCCCGAAAGGACGGTACTCCCTCAAGCATTTTCTCGATACCCCAAAGGGGTACGCGATCGCTGGCTTCCTTTAGGTCAAGAGTCGCTAAGACTCTCGACTTCGAGTTAGCTAAGGCCAATTTCTGATTCACGGTTTGATCCGAGAATCCGATATGGCCACTCGTGAGATGATGAGTCTCAAGAGCAGCTACAAGTGGATGCAGCAAAGCCTGTTGTGCATAGTGCATACACACAGGTTCGGCAGCAATCACCCGCGGACCTTTGAGTGTCTTGGGGACGAGGATAACCCTAACGGGCTCCTCGTCGCCGGGAGATCGGTATGTCACGTCGACAGAGGGCTCCCCCCCCAACCAATTCGGATTTAATACCCCGAACTGGTCAAAGGGAAAGTAGTCCTCTAGTCTTTCGTGCCACGTTGGAAGAAGGTACTTAGTGTTACCACGTACCCTTTCCGCGGTGGTCCCCGGTCCGTGCTTCGGGATCGAGTTTCGAGCCTCCGATATTGAATCGAGAGGCCCAAGGATCTCAGTCCATAGAACACGCGACACAAACTCGAAGGCTTTATAAAGGACAGCATTGTCCCTAACAAAGTCTTCATGTTCGGGGATCTCCTGATCTGCCTGAACGTACGCCTCAATCGCAGCAGACCTCCGCTCGGTTGAGCATGGAAGTTGGATCTTCTTCCACATTAGGCATATTTGCCTAATAGAGGAGATCGCAGCAACTGAGGGCGCGTCCAAGACGCGTCCCTTAGAGTCGAAGATCTGCCTGAGGAAACCCCCCAACATAAGGGGGAGACCAGCGCGGCTAGCAAAGCTAGTCACGCCTGTCAGGTCAAACGAACCTGACTCGAGCCCTCTTTCAAGGGCTTCTGCCAGGGTCGGGAGGGTCAAGGCTAAGAAGCCAAGGCCCTCCTCTTCGATTCTCTCCGACATCTTTCGAATGTCGGGGAGTGGGTCGGTGTGGCACTCGACTGCGCAGTCGCGCAGTACTGCCGCGAGGAGGTTTGAGAGGCTTTTCACAGGTCCCAGGTGGGTACCTGATCCCCCTCCCATGATCCGCAGTCCAATCCTGGCGCCTCGCATACTACGAAGCGACGTGTCCAGGAGTCACCGCGCTTCTTCTTAATCGGATTGATATGCAAATCCCCAACCCAAGTGGCGTAATGTTCGCCATGAAGGGTGCAGGAAAAGGCACTCAAAACTCCGAAATGGAAGAAGGACCTCTCGGGGACGTTAACCGTCAACGTAACCGAATCTTCACGAAGAAGGTTCCGGTAAATCGCAAGGAGGCGAAGGTCGTAACCGCGCATACCAGGGTCATTAAAGACCTTGATAGTGCGGTCATCGAGCCAGCCTTTCTTGGCATGCCACGTATGCGCTTTTACAAGCACAGAGGGCTCATATACCCCCTTTGAGTACGTGACAAGGCTTGACAGGTACGCGTGCGTCGGTTCCATAACAATACTCCAAGTTTACGGGGTATTGACCCCAAGGTTACGGGGTACCGCGAGAGCGGTTAGTGGCTATCCTTTAGGTTTCCTCACCGAGGACCTTCAGGATATTAGCCGACGTTGCCCAGGCGCTAAGCGCAAGAGCAATGTCCTTAATCTCAGCATTCGTATACCCGACAAAGGGCATATTCATGCTGAAGATACACGTCGAGGTATACTCGACGTTGTTGGACGCCACGAGAGGGTCAGGAGCAATCTTGCGAGCGTCAATACGCACCGCAAAACGCTTCCTCGAACCGGTCCGCGCCTTCGAGATGGTGAGGGAATAACTCCCGTCATCCTTCTTGTAGACGCTAGAGTCGGTTCCGCGGCTCACGGCAGGCAGAGACTGAGCAACTGCGTTGACCGTGATAGACTGTGGATCTGCGAACATAGGAATACCTCCTTCGCGGTTGGAAGCAACTGGCTGGAACGACCAACCAGCTAGACGCGCCGGGACAATCCCAGCGCGACGAGGTTCGCAATCTGGCCGTTGTTCAACGACCCGCTTGTGAACCCAAAACCGTAGGCGCTTGCGCCTCGTCTAGCTTGCGTGATAGTCCGAGTGATATGTGACATTGAGGCTTCAAACCCCGTGTCAAGAACGACCTTATGTTCGGACTTGACAGTCACATCTCTCTTGTACATCACATACGCATAGCGAGCCGCAAGTGATATCGCCCGACTCTTTTCCCAGTTCTCGAGGACATCCCCGATATTGGTGAAATAGTCGGCCAACCACGACCATGGAGTGAGCTCCCACACGACGGAGGGTGATATCCCCCCGCCCTGAAGGTACTCACGAAGGTTATTCATACCTTCCTGGTCATTTACAGAGGGCAACCGGTAAGTAAAACCGGCTGAGAACCAAAACCGCTCTTTAACGGTTGTGGTTACAGTCCTGGTGGAAACCCCATCCCTGTTATGCGCAAAAGCTTGCACATATGCAGGTGGGCCACCAGTTACCTCTGAGGTGGTTGTATCTGACGTTGAAGAGATGGTGCCCCTTCTCCG